GGCGGCGGCGCCGGCGGCCGGCGATAAGGTCGATCGGATCGTCGAGGCGGCCGCGGCGGAGAACGCGCACGCCGGCACGTCGATCGCCGATCGGAAGATCGGGAACCTCGTCGAGGAGTCGAAAGCGGAAACGGAGCGGGGCCGCCAGGCGCGGAGGCAACCGTGAGCGACGATCAACCGCAAGCTCCGGAAGTAACAGACGTGAGCGGCGACGCGGATCAATGGTCGCGAGATCCGAACGTCGACACGTTCGATCACGTCGGCGCGCGCGACACGCTCGGCGAACCCGTTCCCGTGATCCCTGGGATCCACGTCGCCGACGTGCTCGACGAGAACGGCCTGCAGCTATGCACGCGATGCCGGCGGATCCTCACCGACTACCGCAACGCCATGATCCCGATCGGATCACCGTCGCTCGTCGGATGGGCGATCGGCGCTCACGTCGAGGTCGACGGCGACAACCCGCGATCGGCCTGGGTTACGGAGGAGGCGCCGACGTGCGAGCTCCGAACATGACGATCACGATCACGGAGCGGCCCGGGAAGTGTCGGTGGTGTGGATGCACGGAGGATCACGCGTGCGGCGCCGGCTGTTCCTGGGCGAACCGGGCGGCGACGCTGTGCTCCGCATGCGTTCCGCTCGACACGATGATCCGGACGGCGGCCGGCCGTAAGGCCCTGGCGGAGGCGGCGGCGACATACGCCGACGAGGCCCTGGCCACGGTCGACGCGGAACCGCGGCCGCGGCGCCGTCGGCGGAGGGCGCGACGATGATCGAACGCGCGCGGCCGCCGTTCACGCTCTACCCGGCTGAGAAACACTGGTGGAGCATGGCCGACTATGGCGCCGTCCTGGGAACCGTCCGCGCGCTCGCGGCGGAAGTGATCCTCGAGTTCGGGCCCGGCTCGTCGACGCTCGCGCTCATCGAAGGCGGGGCGACGACGATCGACTCGTGCGAGGACGATCCGAAGTGGCTCGAGGTGCACCGCTCGCGGATGGGCCGCAAGTTCGCCGGCCTCCTCGAGCTCCACGCCTACACCTGGGCGGATCCGTTGACGATCCCGACGATCAACCCGCGCCGCTACGATCTCGGTTTGATCGACGGGCCGCACGACACGCCGCGGCGGCCCGCCGTGCTCGAGTACTGCCTGCACCGATGCCGGGCGGTCCTGATCCCGACGGAGGATTACAAGGTCGCGTCGCCGCCGCTCCGGCCGCATATCGATCGCCTGGCCGGCGTGTTCGACGCGAGCGTGGAGATCGTCGAGACGGGCCCGCTCTCCGGCGCGTTCGCGCTCCTGATCCCGGGAGCTCGATCGTGATCCCGTTCGGCACGAAGGGCCCGCCGATCACATTCGACGATTTCGTCGCGATCGCGCTCGCGGCCGCGGCGGAGTCGTCGTGTCAGTCGCAACGCGGCGCCGTCGCGTTCACCGGGAGCGCGCTCGAGGGATACGAGCTCGTCGCCGTCGGGTTCAATCAGCAACCGGCGGGCCCGTGCGACGGCTCCGATCGATGCAAGGCAACATGCAGGCGGGAGGCCGTTCACGCGGAACAAGCTCTGATCCTCAGCGGCGTCGATCTCGCGAGCGGCGGATCGGTCGAAGTGATCCACGTGAAATCGTACGCCGACGAGCTCGCCGTGTCGGGCGGCCCTGACTGTATCGAATGCGCGAAGCTCCTCCGGTTCGCCGGCGTCGTCGCCGTGTGGCTCTATCACGTCGACGGATGGCGCCGGTACCCGATCGAGGAGTTTCACCGGCTCTCGATCGCCGGCGAATACGAACGGCTCCGCAAGCGACGCGCGGAGGCGCGATCGACGTGATCGTGGTTTGTCCGTCGTGCGGCGTTCCGTTCACCCGAACGGGCGCCGCGCGCTCGTCGGGTTTCTACCGAACGCACGCCGAAAACGATACGTGTATTTGCTGTCGCGAGGGCCTCGATCCCGTCACGCTCGAGCCTCTCGCGACGCGAGGGCAACCCATGAAAGCGGAAACACTCACCGACGTCGAATTGATCGAGGCCCTCGAGGGCGCCGGCCCGCGGCTCCGCCTGGCGAGGAGTGAAGATCTCCGGCGGATCGCCGACGCGATCGCCGACGTCGCCGCGGAGGCCGCCCGGCGCCTCGAGGCGCGTTCCCGCCTGGCGGGCCCGCTCGAGGGAAAGATCCGCGACGTCGCGATCGACGCCGCCGGCCGCATGACGGCGCGCCTCGAGGTCAACCTCCGATGATGCCGGTTCCGGATCGTTGTCCGCACGGCCGCCGGCGCTACACCTCCGGAGGGCCGGCGCGATGCCCTGGCGGATTCACTGAGGCGAGGTGTCTCTGCTATCCGACGATCCGTACGCGGTTCCGCACCTGGCGCCGCGACGTGCTCGAGCAGATCCGCCGCCGGCTCTCGAGGGCGCGCGCGTGAATATGTCCTTTCACCTCACGACGCGCCAGGTTCGCGCACGTGAGAAAACCGTCACGCGGCGGAACGGATGGCAGCGGGCCCGCGTCGGCCAGGTCGTACAACCGATCGTGAAGGGGCAAGGGCTCCGGAAGGGCGAGCACGTCGAGCAGATCGGCGGCCCGATCCGGTTCGTCGACGTGCGGCGCGAACCGCTCGACGCGATCACCGCGGCCGACGTCGAGCTCGAGGGGTTCCCCGGCATGACGCCGGCGGCGTTCGTCGAGCTCTATCGCCGCGCGAACGGCGGCGCCGCGGATCAGATCGTCACGCGGATCCAATTCGAGTACCTGTGAAAAAGCGCCGGCGAGCTCCTCGAGGCAAGGGGAAACCGGCGGCCGCGGCCGGCCAGGTGATGACGCTCTCCGCGTTCGCGCGCGATCGGAACGTCGACGAAAAGGCCGTGCGGAAAGCGGTCGCGTCGCAACGGATCCCGCCGTCGTGCCTGGGCCCGTCCTCGAGCGGCCGTAAGCAAGTGATCACCGACGTCGCCGGCGCGCGTGCGGCGTGGGATGCGAACGCCGCGAAGCTCCCAAACGGGCCCGCCGTCGAGGGCGCGCGCCAGTCGCTCACGGAGGCGTCGACGCTCACCGCGCTCGAGCGCCATCGCGCGCTCCGACTCGCGAACGATCTCCGCGAGGGCCGCGTCGTCGACGTCGCCGCTCACAAGCGGGCCGCATTCGAGGACGCTCGTATCATCCGCGACGGGATGCTCAACATACCGACGCGCCTCGCCGCGGAGCTCGCCGCCGAAACCGATCCGGCGAAGGTGTTCGCGCTCCTCGACGAGGCGATCCGTCAGGCGCTCGGCGACGTCGCCGATCGGCTCGAGGCCGCCGGCGAGTGAGCGACGCGGCCGCCATCCGCGAGATCCGCAAGGCGCGCGCCGACGGCATCCGTCCCGATGCCGTGCTCTCCGTGAGCGAGTGGGCCGATCAGCACCGACGGCTCCCGAAAAAGTCGAGCGCGGAACCTGGGCCCTGGCGCACCGATCGCACGCCGTACCTCCGCGAGATCATGGATTGTTTCTCCTCGCGCTCCGACGTCGAGGAGGTCGTGTTCATGAGCGCCGCGCAGATCGGAAAGACGGAGGCGCTCCTCAACGCGCTCGGCTATTTCATCGATCACGCGCCCGGGCCGATCATGCTCGTATGGCCCGATCTGACAACGGCGAAGCGCGGATCGCGTCAACGCGTCGGCCCGCTGATCACCGACACGCCGAAGATCGCGGAGAAGATCGCGCCGGCGAAGTCGCGCGACTCCGCGAACACCGTCCTCGAGAAGTCATTCACCGGCGGGCACCTCGTGATCGCCGGCGCACAATCGGCGGCGGCCCTGCGATCGATGCCGGCGCAATACGCGCTCATGGACGAGATCGACGCCTGGCCGATCGACGTCGAGGAGGAGGGCTCGCCGATCGCGCTCGTCGAGGCGCGCCAGCGCACGTTCGCGCGCCGCAAGCGAGGGAAGTTCTCGACGCCGACGATCGCCGGCCGCTCCGCGATCGAGGCCGCGCACGAACGCGGCGACGCGCGGAAGTATTTCGTCCCGTGTCCCATATGCGGCGCGTTCCAGACGCTCGAGTTCTCGCGCCTCGTGTGGACGAAGCTCGAGCTCCCGCCCGCGGCCGCGGTCTATGAGTGCGAGGCGTGCGGCGGGTTCATTCGCAACCATCAAAAATCCGTGATGCTCGCCGCCGGCGAATGGCGCGCGACGAACCCGGGCCGCGGCGCCGGGAAGATCCGGAGCTATCACCTCAACGCGCTCTACGCGCCCGTCGGTTGGATCTCCTGGGGCGAGATCGCGACGGAGTTCGTCGAGGTCGAAAAGGATCCCGAAAAATTCCGCGTGTTCGTGAACACCGTCCTGGGCGAGGTGTGGAAATCAAAGGGCGAGGCGCCGGAATGGGAGAACCTCTATCGCCGGCGCGAGGCGTACGCGACGAGCATGATCCCGCCTGGCGCGCTCGTGCTCACCGCCGGCGTCGACGTGCAGAAGGATCGCCTCGTGTACGAGATCGTCGGTTGGGGCCGCGGCAAGCGGTCATGGTCGATCGACGCCGGCGAGATCGCGGGCGACACCGACGATCTCGAGCGCGGGCCCTGGCCGCAACTCGACGCGATGATGGCGCGCACCTATCCGCACGCGGAAGCGCCCGACGTCGAGCAACCGATCCGCGTCGTCGCCGTCGACTCGCAGTACCGAACGCAAACGGTCTACACCTGGGCGAAGAAATACCCGGGCCGCGCGTTCCCGATCCGCGGCGTCGATCACGGCGCCTCGATCATCGGCACGCCGCAAGCGATCGAAGTCACGATCAGCGGGAAGAAACGGAAACGCGGCGGCCGCCAGTGGCCGATCGCCGTCGGGATCGTGAAGTCGGAACTATACGGCTGGCTCCGGCTCGAGCTCCTGAAAGACGGCACGACGCCGCCCGGCTACGTCCGGTATCCGGAGTACCCGGAGGAGTGGTTTCGGCAGATCACCGCGGAGCAACTCACCGCGCACAAAACGCGGCGCGGGTACATCCGGCTCGAATGGGAAGTAATCAAGGGCCGCCAGAATCACGCGCTCGACGCGCGCGTCTACGCTCGAGCGGCCGCCGTGCTCGCCGGCGTCGATCGGACGAACGATCGCGATTGGGAGGCGCGCGAGAAATTCCTGGGCGTCGGTCAGACGGAGGCCGCGGCCGCCGCCGCCGCCAGGCCGCGGACGGCGCCGCCGGCGAGCTCCTCGAGCTCCTCGAGCTCGACGCCGGAACCGGAACCGACGCCGCCGGCGCCGCCGCCCGCTCCGCCGCCGGCGCCGCTCCGCCCTGGCCTAGTTCCGCGGCCGGCGCCGTCGACTAGTCCAGCGCCGGCGCCGCCGCGGCCGCCTGGCCGGCCGGCCTGGGTTCCGTCGCGGCCCGATTGGTTGAAAAAGCCGCGGCCGTAGTGGGCCGGAGTGGGCCGGAGTGGAGCGCGGGCAGCAGGATTACAGAATTGTTCCACGTGGAACACCGGCCCGCGAGCTCGAGGCGCGCGAAACCGGCCGGCGCTCGCGCCAGGCGGCCCGCCTGTAGGCGCGCCGGCGTCGCCGCGGCCCTCCGGCCCTCCCGCCGGCGGCGCCGATTGTAGGGCCTGCCAGGCGCCCGACGGAGTAACGGCCGCGCTCGCCGCCGTGCTATCCTGCCGGCAAAGCTCATGCCGTTTACCTCAACGGACGCCGAAAACCTCCGCCGCGCGATTGCCGACGGCCGCGGCGCTCGATCGATGACATTCGACAATCAAACCGTCGTGTTCAACTCGATCGACGACATGCTCAAGCTCCTCGCCGTGATGGAAGCGGAGGTCGCCGGCGCCGACGGCACGCGCCGATCGTACCGGGTCGCGACGACGAGCAAGGGCGTATAGGGGCCGCGCGCGACCATGGCCGCGCCGCTCCTCGCCTCCGTCTACTTCGGGGCCGGCACGTCGGGCGGCGAGTTCCGTCGGATGGCGCGCGCGCTCGAGTACTCGGCGCTCCGTCACGCGCCGGCCTGGCGCCGCCAGATCCTCGAGCTCCCGGCGCCGACGTCCTACCGCTCGACGCTCGGCGTTCCCGCGCATGAGCACAACTCCGCGAAGCTCGACGCCTGGCGCGACACGATCCGCGCGTCGGCCGACGGCGATCAGGTGCTCCTCCTCGACGTCGACACGATGATCCTCGGGCCGCTCGATCCCGCCTGGGATCGGCCGTTCGATCTCGCGATCACCGCGGCCGCGTCGCGCCTCCCGTTCAACGCCGGCGTGGTGTTCGTTCGCGTGTCGCCGCGATCGCGCGCGTTCGTCGAGCAATGGGCCGCCGTCAATCGGTCGTTTCTCGGCGACGCCGCGGCGCTCCGGCCCTGGCGCATGAAGTACGCCGGCATCAACCAGGCGGCGCTCGGGTTCATGCTCGAGCGCGCGGGGAACGGATGCGCGATCGCGAAGCTCCCCGGCGAGATCTGGAATTGCGAGGATTCCACGTGGACGCGGTTCGATCCGTCGTCGACGCGGATCGTTCACCTGAAAAGCGATCTCCGTCGCGCGATCTTCCGTGGGATGGCGTCGACGACGCTCCGCCCGCTCGTCGAAACCTGGCGCGCGCTCGAGCGCGAGGCCCTCGAGGCGGCCGCCGTATGACGCCGCCGCTCGTGAGCGTGATCATTCCGACGCACAACCACGGCGCCGTCGTCGGCGAGGCGATCGCGAGCGTGCTCGCGTCGACGGGCGGCGTCGAGGTCGAAGCGGTCGTCGTCGACGACGGATCGACGGACGCGACGCCGGAGGCGCTCAACGCGTTCGCCGGCGATCGTCGGGTTCGCTACATGCGGCAACCGCACAGCGGGCCCTCGTCGGCGCGGAACCTCGGGATCGAGATGGCGCGCGGCGCGTTCCTCATGTTCCTCGACGCCGACGACACGATCGAACCGACGAAGCTCGATCGCCAGGTGCGCGCGTTCGATCCGACTATCGGTTGGGTTCTATGCGACGTCGAGATCCGCGACGCGGCGAAGCGCCGCACGATCAAGGCGTCGGAACAATACTCGTACGATCGAAACGAGCTCGGCGGATGGATCGCGCCGCTCCTCCGCCGCGGCAACCTGATCCCGATCATGGCGCCGCTCATTCGACGCGCGACGATCGGCGGGATCCGGTTCAACGATCGCCAGGTTCCGGAGGACTGGTACTTCTGGATCGCGATCGCGGAGGTCGCGCGATGCCGCTATGTTCCGGAGGTGCTCGCGACGTACCGGCACGGCGTCACGGGCCGGAGTCGACTCCCGAAGATCGCGCGCCTGGCGCACGGCGGGATCCGCTCGCCGCTCCGGCTGAACCTCGGATGCGGAAACCCCGACGATCGATCCTGGCATCCGCTCGACGGCCTCGTGAACCTCGATAAGTCGCTCGGTTGGAAATTCGAGGACGGCCTGCGCGATTTCGCCGCGGGCACCGTCGCAGGCGTGACGATCTCACACGCGCTCATGTACCTCGCGGCCGACGCCTGGCCGGCGTTCGTCGACGAGCTCGCGCGCGTGCTCGAGCCTGGCGGCGTCGTGCGGATCACGGAGGACGAGACGGCGGATCCGCGGTCGCGATGCGTCGGCGGATGGAAGGGATCGCAACCGGCGATCACGTTCACGACGCCGGCGTTCGTCCGCGAGCACCTCGAGGCCGGCGGGTTCACCGTGTTCGACGTCGGGCCCGACGAGACGAAGTACCGCGACGCGTCGCTCTGTCAGCGGTTCCACGGCGCGCCGCCCGACGTCTTTTTCGTCGAGGGCGTGAAGCGGAACGCGGTTCTATTCGCGCCGCACGCCGACGACGAGACGCTGTTCGCGGCGTTCACGCTGTTACGGGCGCGGCCGCGGATCGTGATCTGCTATCCGTCCGTCCGCGACTACGGCGACACGTCGGAACGCCTCGAGGAGTCGCGCGCCGCGGCCGCCATCCTGGGCGCCGGGCCCGTCGAGCAATGGGCCGGCGGAGATCTCGCCGCCAAGATGCGCGCGTTCATCGGCGAGCACGGCATGCCGGCGGAGATATGGGCGCCGTCGGCGAACGCCTCGCACGCGGATCACGTGGCGGTCGCGGCGGCCGCCGGCGAGGTGTTCGGTTCCATCGTGCGTCGGTATCAGACGTACCGCGGCGCCGAACGTATTCGCGAGGGCCTCGAGCTCTCGCCGCCGGCGGCCGACTCGATCGAACGCAAGCTCCGCGCGCTCGCGTGCTACCGCTCGCAACTCACCCATCCTCGAGCGGCCGCGTTTTTCCTCGACGGTCAGCGGGAGTACGAGGAGTGCTAACCGTCCTCACGTGGAAGTGGGGATCGAAGTTTGGCGCGCGCCACGTGAACACGCTCCGATCGATGCTCGCGCGGCGCCTCGAGCTCGAGCACCGGATCGTCTGTGTCACCGACGACGGCGCCGGCCTCGACGACGCGATCGAGGTGCTCGAGCTCCCGGCCCGCCATGCCGACTCGCCGCGATGCCGGCGGCGGATGCGCCAGTTCGATCGGGAGTTCGCGCGCGCGATCGGCGATCGGATCCTGTCGCTCGATCTCGACGTCGTGATCGTCGACGACATAACGCCGCTCGTCGATCGGCCGGATCCGCTCGTGTGCTGGCGCGTCGCATATGCGGGCGTGTTCTCCGGCTCGATCGTCCTCATGGACGCCGGCGTGCTCGATCCGCTCTGGCGCGCGTTCGACGCGGATCCCGACGGCTACGCCAGGCGCGCGGCGCCTCGAGGCGTCGGGAGCGATCAGGCGATGCTCAATTTCTATCTATCGCGGACGCCGGCGATCCGGCCGGCCGTGTGGACGGAGGCCGACGGGCTCGTGACGTTTTTCGGCAAGGGATACGAGCGGCTCGAGCGCCGCGGCGTCGGTCCTGGCCATCCGCACCTCCCGCGAGGCGCGCGGATCGTCGTGCTCGGCTCCGACGATCTCGAGGTGCTCGAGCAGAGCGCGCATTATCCATGGGTCAGCGAATGGCGATAGAGCTCACGACGTTCATACCGTTCGATCTCGAGGCGAACCTGGGGCGCGCCTACAATCGCGCAATGGCGATGCTCCCGGCCGACGGTTGGGCGTGTCTGTTCGATCATGATGCGATGCCGACGACGCGGGAGTGGTACCGGCAATTGCACGAAGTGATCGAGCACCGGCCCGACGTCGGCCTCGTCACTGCGACGACGAACCGGATCGCGTCGCCGTGGCAGCGGGCGCGCGAGGCCGATCACGATAATCACGACATGGCGTACCACCGGAAGATCGGCGCGGCGCGCCTCGAGCGGCGAACGCTCCTCGATTGCACGGAGACGAAGGGGATCGGCGGCGTGCTCATGATGCTCTCGCGGCGCTCCTGGGAGCTCGCCGGCGGGTTCGTCGACGGTATGTTGTGCGTCGATCACATGATGCATTTCGCGATCGCGCGCGCCGGGCTCCGCGTCTACGTCCTCGAGAGTCTGTACGTCTATCACTGGCGGCGGGCGCACGGCGACGCGCTCCCGTCGACGGTTCCGACGGCGAAGCGATGCCCGTGTCGCGGGCCCGAACCGAACCCGACGCGGCGGATCCCGATCGTTCCGGAAAAGGGGTAAGCGAATGGCATTCGAGAGAGTCGAAAGATCAGAACCGCCGCGGCGCCGCACGTTCGGCGAGCGGCTCGATCGGATCACCGCGCCCGTCGCTCCGCGATGGACGCTCAAGCGGCAACGGGCCCGCTACGCCGGCGAGATCCTGGCGCGGCACTATGAAGGCGCCGCGAGCACATACCGGACGCAGGGCTGGAAGAAACCCGGCACCGATGCGAACGCGGCGATCGGGCCCGCGGCCGCGAACCTCCGGAACGCCGTCCGCGATCTCGTGCGAAACAATCCATACGCGGCCGCGGCGCTCGCCTCGATCGTGAACGAAACGATCGGATGGGGGATCGTTCCCGACTCGACGAACGCGCGCGCGATGGCGCTCTGGCGCGCCTGGGGCGAGTCGACGGCATGCGACGCCGACGGCCGGCACGATTTCTACGGCCTCGAGAAGCTCGTGCTCCGCACGATCGCGGAGTCGGGCGAGGTGCTGATCCGCCGGCGCTACCGGCTCCCCGGCGACGTCGACACGAACGGGCGGCCGCTCCCG